TAGTGGTTGGGCAGTTGTCGGTTCAGCGAGTGAAAATCGTGTTTGGGTTCGCCCGGAGAGTAACGTCGATGTATCGTCACCAAGGACAAAAGGGACTTGCGATGTACCTTAAGACCTGCTCTGTACTGCTTCAGCAGTCCATTGGAGGTATGAAGGGCACCGCGCCGTTTGCGATTGGGATGAACGTAGCTCGATCTCGTCAGGGACTCCCACGGATCATAGATCGTAGGGACCGTCGCTTAATTCAATTAGGCGATGTAACCGTTATCCGACTGTGGTTGTCGTTATTCGGGTTATACCGAGTATTAGACTTCCGCGGAAAGTTAAAACTCTCAACAATCACAAAACCAGGACTTGATTTATCAAGTAACGGTATGTTAGAGTTGTGGGCTAGATGGTTACCTACCTTTCTCCTTAAGCTTGAGCAAGAAACCAAGCTGCCGGTAAAGGCTCGGCTAGGATTTGAGATGACGCCTAATCTAATTCCATTAATTAGAAAGTCCAGTCCGAATTCGGGAGGCCTAAGCAGCGTAGCTGCTTTACCTCTTGATATCGTAAACTGGGCTCTCGCCCCGGAGCATCTCCAGAGATCATTCTCTAGATATCTCCAGGAAGTTGATGGGTTAGAGTTGGTGTGGGGCCTAAAGCCCTTCATCAACAAGGTGAAAGAGATGGTTGTGGGTGTGCGGGAGCGGTTCACGCAGTGTGTAAGGGTTAACCCCTTTACCCGGAATCCTTTTGTCAAGGATCCCCAACGGTGCCATCATGGCCCGTGGGAACCGGAGTCCACTGTTCGGATCGTGACCAAGCATATCAATCCTCTTGAGAGCACCTGGGGACCAGTAATGGCCCTAGGCCGCCTCGGATTCAAATTCGAACCCGGCAAGATCAGAGTGTTCGCTATGGTAGATGCGTTGACGCAGGCACTACTTCATCCACTGCATAAGTGGATCTTTACAAGACTCAAAGCCATAGGGACGGACGGAACCTTCAACCAAACTGCTCCTATTGAGCGGTTGGTTAAGAGAATGGACGACCCCAGTAAGTGCTTTGTGGCATCTTACGATTTATCGGCGGCAACTGACAGATTGCCAGTCGTTCTTCAAGAGATGATATTGGAAGGAGTAGGGACTACGGCGTTTGCGCGCCATTGGAAGAACCTCCTTGTAGGTAGACCTTATAAGCTTCCTAAGGAAGCGAAATCCTGGAACCTAGGTTTCAGTGAGGTCTCATACGAGGTGGGACAACCGATGGGTGCGTACTCGTCGTGGGCCATGCTTGCCTTGACACATCATGCTATCGTACAATTGGCGGCTCACCGTGTGAGCCCAAGTGCGAAAAGAGGAGGATGGTTCATGGATTACGCAGTGCTCGGGGACGACATTGTTATTGCTAACAAGGCCGTGGCCAACGAGTACCTAAGACTTATGTCTCTGATAGGAGTGGAGATCGGGCTTGCCAAAAGTCTGGTCTCTTCTCAGGGAACTTTCGAGTTCGCTAAGAGAACGTATTTCAAAGGACAGGAGGTATCTGCTATGTCCCTTGCTGAGGTATCAGTTGCGTTAAGCAATCTGACCTCTTTAATGGAACTAGTTAGAAAGAACTTAAAATTCGCAAGAATAAGAGTATCTTCTGTAGCACGCTTCGCTGGTTACGGATACCGAAACCTAGCTCGCCTACAGGTGATCTGGGCGGTCGGGAATCGTCTAGGACGTTTGTCAGCTTGCCTGCACGCTCCAGGCAGCGTCTGGCCTACTCGAGTAATCGAGTGGATCAGCGCTGTTGGTCCTGGGGCGGCGATCAAGGACGACGCACCTCTATGGCGAATTGCCATGGGGGTGTGGACTGAATTGATTAACCGGGCCGTGACTAGGATTGTTAAGATCGAGGCGCTCCTACCTTCAATCGGGCTTTACTCTTATTCGTACGGTGAAGACCGTCCGAAGACAGAGGAAGAACGAAAGAAGGATCTCCGAGGTAAACTCCGGAACGGTTTAGTCGCCGTTCAGGGTTACCTTGGGGAGAAGGGAAGGGGTCTAGATGGCGTTTTCTCTGAAAATGCTTTCAATGACTTCTTCCTAGAATGGGTTGCCAGACCTTATCATGATAAGTTATGGGCTCGCGTGAAGAAAGTTGATGGAATGCTCCGAGAGCACAGTCCATACATTCTCCCG